CCCCCGTTGATTTTGACAATTTTAGCGCACTCCTTGGAGGAGATTTAATACCAGTTCCCCCCAAAAGAGTAGAGGGGGCAGACACTATGATGCTTGCTGCGCTCGACAACCGCGAATATAAATTTAGGGACATCTTAGAAAAGTCAGATAATGGCAGAGGGTGTTTGCAGATCAGTAACGCCCTGCATAGCCCGAGTGAAGTAAACGAACCTACGTGGCGTGGGGTGTTGTCAATCCTTAAAGCCTGTAGTGATGGTACAAGAGAGAAAGCCCATAAAATATCTAAGGGCTACGATGGGTATGATCCTCAAGAAACAGATGCCAAGTGGGATAACCTAACGTCAGACAAACGCTATACTTGTAACACGTTTGAGGCAGCTAACCCCGATCCATGCCGCGCATGTCCCAATCGCGGTAAGTTTCGTAGCCCACTATATATTGGGCAGTCGATAAAGGAAGCTACTGAAGAAGATAACATTGTTACGGTAGAAGCCCCTGCGTTTACAATGCCGAATACTCCGGTCACTACATACAAAATCCCCGAGTTTCCTAAACCCTATATACGTGGGGCAAACGGTGGGGTGTATGTACGAACTAGGAGTAGTGATGGGGATGTAGAAGAGAAAGAAATATATCGCAATGACATCTATGTGGTACAACGGGTTATGGATGTCGAAAGTGGGGAGGCGGTAGTAATGCGTCTACACATGCCAAAGGACGGGGTTAGAGAATTTACAATACCCCTTACGGCAGTTACATCCCGTGACGAATTTAGAAAAGAGATGGCTAAACAAGGAGTCACTCTTTTGAATATTGACGATTTAATGAAGTACATGATGGCTTGGATTCACAAACTACAGGATACAAAAATGGCAGATAACGCGCACCGGCAATTCGGATGGGCAGATGACACCCAGACTTTTATATTGGGTAATAAAAAGATTCGTGCGGATTCTATTGAGTTTAATCCCCCATCATCTTCTACCGTAGGGTTGTTCCCTGCCTTTGAGCCAAAAGGGGATATTGAATCATGGAAAGAGTTAATGGATTTCTATAACCGAGATGGTTTTGAATTGCACCAGTACGTGATATGTATGGGTTTTGGTTCTATCTTGATGGAGTTTATCGGTGGTATAGCGTGTTCGGCTTTACATCTGCACAGCAAAGATTCAGGTCTAGGTAAGACTACAGCGATGGTAGCATCGGCTTCAATATGGGGTAACCCTTCAGACCTAGTACTTGACGAAAGAGATACGCATAACATGAAGATGTTAAGGGCTGAAATACTACATAGCTTGCCACTGTTCATAGACGAGTTAACTGATTCAAGTCCTGAAGAACTTAGTAGCTTGGTCTACCAATTTACGTCTGGTAAGCAGCGTGCAAGGATGGTAAGTGGGGCTAATGCGGAACGTCCTCGCGGAGAACCGTGGAGCTTACTTACAGTCACTACGGGGAACACTAGCGTAATCGAACGCATACGTTTGAAAAAAGAAAATCCGAGTGCAGAAGCCCAGCGTGTATTAGAAGTACAGGTTGATAAACTGTTTACAAGTGCAGACTCTAAAGCGGAAACTGACAGGTTTACAGATGAGTTACAACTACACCACGGACACGCAGGGATTATCTTTGTACAATATATTATGAAGAACCCGCTTGCTGTTAGGCAACTCCTGAAAGAAGTACAAGTAAATATAGACAAGCAAGTGGGGTTGAAATCAGAAAATCGTTATTGGTCAGCGGGGGCAGCGGTTACAATCACGGCGGGTATAATTGCCTACAGATTAGGGTTAATAAGGTACAGCGTCCCTAAGATTACAACTTGGATCGAAGGTGTATTGACTGATAATCAAAGCTATGCGGTTTCAATGGCGGTGACCCTCGATCAAACACTAAACGAATATCTCGCTGAAAATTACAATAGTATCTTACGGATCAAGTCTACAGCCGATGCTAGGTCGTCTACGGCAGGGGTAGACTCCTTAGTACAACCTGAATTGACACCACGTGGGCAACTGGTTGCACGTTATGAGACAGATACTAAGAAACTCTTTCTAGTGCCGAAACCGTTTCGGAAATGGTGCGGTAAGCAACAGATCAACTACGCGCAGTTTACTGCTGACCTAAAGAACAAGATGGGGGCTAGGCAAGAGAGTGTACGACTAGCTAAAGGTACGTTGTTTAAAATCAACCCTATGATGGTATGGGTAGTGGATTTCAAAGAGGGCGGTACTAATGGAACGGGGGGTAGTACGGACGTTTGATCTATGTCCCGATGGGATAAGGATTGTCGTTCCGTGGGACGCTATAGCAGTTGGGGCATCAGTTTTTGTCCCCTGTTTGGACGCACCAAAAGCTATTGATGAGTTTGAAAAGATATCTTCAAGTCGCGGTTGGTACATTGATGCAAGAATAGGCATCAGTAAAGGTAAGTATGGAGTTCGCATTTGGAGAATTATGTGATATATTCCCTCCAAGTAAGCGCACCTACATCTATTCCCCGATTGAGTACGTTTACTGTTCTCATGCTCTCCAGAGCAAACCCCCCACTTCGGTGGGGGAACCTTAATCTTCTAAAGCTGCTACACGTTCTGATAAGCGTTGTGCCCGTTCAGGAGTTTGACCAGCCCAGCGCGAGTCGAGCATCTCTTCTGAAGCCCTTTGCCATTGGTAATCTTCGACAGCGGTTTTGAAATTCTTAAACTTACTCAATCCACCTTGCCCAAGCTGAAAACACATGTTGACCAGAACATGCTGCATTTCCTGTGGAAGCTCCTCCCAGTTACCGTAGATTTTTTGGCATCCACCAATCGCAATCTGAACGTCTTCTTGAAACAAAATATAGCAGCGATCTTCTGTGATACATTGGTCATCAGGCACATCATCGTAGGCTCCGTGTACCGGGAGACCATACTCTGGGTCATCTGGTAACACCTTATGACCAATACCCACGGTCTTGTGTAGCTCACTACATAAATAAGCATGAAGAACCTTGCCTTCATCTGCGGATATTTCTTCATAAACCTGTTTAACGTCTACGGTCATCCAGACAACTTCCCAATAAAATAACCAATTATAAAAACGAAGGCCAGTTCAATCATTTGTTTCTTCCTTCGTAAACTTGACTGCCAAAGAACACGCTGACTACGCCTCCCGTGGCAAGAAAGTACATGTTTGCCATATCACTCAACAAAGCTGCTGCATCATTCAGCCCTAGAAACGAACAAGCTGCTACACCAGACGGGTACAATAATAACCCCCAAAGAGCGAACCAAACCATATGTCGTTGTGCGACATTCTTCTCATGCAACATTTCTAGCTCTTGTAGTTGAGCACTAATCGCTAATTCATCATCACTGACTATACCATCACCGTCAGTATCATATCGCCCATAACTAGAATTTGGTTCTAATTTCTTAGGACTCATACTTCCCTCTGTGGCTCTTTCATTTTTACATAATTTTTTACGAAATGATCCTTAATGTAGCTGTCTGGTTTGCCAAAAGTTAACAGCTTATTGTGTCTTCTCATAAGAGGAGGAACCATTGGAACGATATCTTTCCCGTGCCTATACTGAGTAACAAAAACCTGATCTAAAATCTTTAGTCGTCCACATCGAGGTGCGCCGAAGGTTACTATCTGCGTAGGGGGTATTTCATCTCTCGTCATCAACGCCCCAGTGATGAGTGCTACTGCACCTCCGAGACTATGACCTGTTAGCTCTATGTTTTTGTGGTCAATGTCCTGCTCTAAGCAGATAGAGGTCACTTTGTTAACAAGTCTCCTGCTGGCTTTCAAGAATCCCGCTGGACACCAGCCGAGTTCACGGGTCCAGAGAGGGAGAATACGTATGTCTCGTATCGCATCCTTGGGTTCATCTGTACCCCTAAATGCAAACACGTTACCCTGTACAAGCACTTCTATGTTAGCTTCTTCAAAAGTACTTTCTTGATAGCACTCCCCGCACATTCGGGCCAACTTCTGATGACTAATCATCCATCGTCCCTCTCTCATCTGGATCACGCTCACAATCTACATGATCAGAGCTACGTTTAATTTTGAAAGCGCCATTGAAAAAAGGGACAGTGGTAGGAACTTCAAACTCAAAAGTTCTTTCTCCACACAATACGATTGACTCACATCCCTGAAGCAATAATAGTGTTGCAATAATTAAAACCTTCATATCATTCTCACTTAAATAAAAAAGTACCTTCTCGCACCATTTTAGGAACGCAATGAGCAGTTATGTTCTCCTGCCATTTGTATGGGCGTTGATTTGGCCCTAGTTCTCCTCTCTCTATGGTGTTTGCAAACTTGTTACACTCGTACACATCTTCAAACAACATATCAGGAGTAAGCATTTCATACAATTATTCTCCTACTGCTGGGTTCCAATGTGAGGGTCTTCGATATGGTCATCAAACTCCTCTTGAATTTTGGCTAATTCCTTTTGGATGTACTCAATATTCAAGTCTTGAACAGCGTCATCAGGTAAAGCGCCAAGCTCTCCTCTAGGCCATTTAATTCTAAATTCTTCGTTTGTTGCGACAGAATCCTGCATCCGAACAACATCAAGTTGCAGAGCTGTTATTTGTCCTGTCAGGCTGAAATAAACCCCCGCAATGGATAGCATCATCGCTAAGAGTCCTACAAGACTTTTTATATCTATCGTTAGGCTGCTTGACTCAGTTATAGCTAGTTCTTT